AGTTATCCTTTGATTTCTATTGCAATCATGTTTAATTTAAAGACGTTCCCGTTATATCGTCCAGTTCCTCCCGAAACTTTGTGATAAATCTGGTAGGTTGTTGCATTGGTTGTAGACGGGCTATCCAGATAATTAAAGGTAACAGGAGCGTGTGTGTCTGTTGCACCATTAACGTAGACAGCACCCATAGTGTCATCAGTTCCATCACCTAAATTTGTCGAACCTCTGTACAAAGTAGCTCTGTGAAAGTGAGAAGATGCTTGAATATTCAACATTCCCTGATGCAGTATTAGTATTTTGCTAGACGTAGATGATGGGGTAATAGTCACTGAATGACCTGTGGCTACATAGCTAGTTGACGTTGTAACATTTCTAGTAGTTGCACTAGCTTGAACAACTTGCAGCACTGAGCCACTGGGCATATCAGCACCATCAATGACTCTGTTAATGCCTCCAGCACCTGTAATAGTAGTTGTCATTTATCTACTCCTATGGCTTCGGGATAGCTACTTTGATTGCAACAATCGCATCGTGCCAAGTAGTTGTGGTATTCACCAGATCGTCAAAACGCATCTCTTCTTGGTTCAGCTTGTCATATTCAACTTTGCGGCTACGAGCATATGCTAGAGCATCATAAGCCGCTTGAAGACGAATGACTTCTGCTGCGAGGGCTGCTGCTGTTGGTTCTGTTTGAGAAGAATCCAGCCACTCTAAATCATCTCCACGGAGTACCCATTGGGCTGCTGGAGTGAGGGAGTGTAGTGCGTCTACTGTGTTCATGTTTTGTTATCCTTTATGTTTTAATTTCTTGAAGAAGTGTAGTGCTATGAGGGCCACCAACACCCCATAAATCGGGAGCATAAAAAGAACCTTGATTCACGGCTGCGAAAAGTTTATAGGTTATCGTTGTACCTGCTGGTTGTGCTGCTGTGTGAATAAATGTATCGCCCGATGGGGCTGTAATCCATGTTGGATAAAAGCCAAGACCACTGCTTTTCAGTGAGGCTCCATAGTTATCTATACTGCATAGAATTTGCGTTTTAACTAAAGTAGAAGCACTTTGATTACCCTGTTTCGCACAATTCATGGATACAAGTATTTTAGAGTTTGCAGAGAGAGTTGTAATTGAAAGTCTTAAATGAGTTAGCTCAACAAAAGACGTTGAACTAGACGTAAATGAAGCACCGCTCGAACCATGCACCACTTGGATTACTGAACCTGCTGGCATACTAGCGTGTGTTGTACCCGACAACTGATTGGTCAACGCAATCGTGCCACTGCCAGATACAGTCTCAAGGATGTCTGTTTTTAGTTTAGAAGCCATTATCCTTGTATCTCCGTAATAGTCATACCTGTTGCTGTGGAACCACCAAACCTTTGTCCATCGCTAGGATTCCCGTTTAATGAAGCGGAGCCAGAATCATTAGCACCAAACCTCACTCTAAATGTAATAGCATTGGTTGTCCCTGCTGTCATAAAGTGTGTTAAATCTACAGCCATCTCTGCTGTTCCTGCGGCTTGAAAACCACCCAAGGCACAGGTTAGTGCATTAGCAGTCGTATCTTTAAACAATGAAAGTATTACTTGTCTATTATTTGTACTACACCCCATGCAGCCAGAGTACGCCCTTATAGAAAGTTTGCTTGTTGCGCTAATTGGAGTGATTGATAATGTAAACGCTTCTGCACCTTCTCCGATTTGAGGGATAGTATTATCAAAAGGTATTGCTGCGCTAGTGGTTACTATTGTTCCAAGAGTGACATTCTTAACTTGCAACACTGAGCCTGTGGGCAAAGTAGTCGTACCCTGTGATTTCAAGTCAAGTGTTTTACCTGCTGCTATTTTGATTACTTCGCCCGTAGGTGCGGAGAGTTCTTTAAGCGTTAGCGTAGACATTAAACGATACTCCAAGTGCCATTTAGAATTATTGTGTTCCCATCTGCAATGGTAATCGGCCCTGCTGACATACCATTGGTGTTCGCTGGTATCGTGATGTTCTCACTGATCGTGTTCGCATTTGTTCTGATGATTCCATTAACTCCAAGAGCAGGGCGTTGTGTATTAAGTAACGTCTGAGTCTGGGCTTGTGTGTAGGTATTGCCGACTGCGAAATCATTAAAGGTTAGGATGACTAGCTCACTACCTGTCGCTGCACCTGTCGTTAAAACTATGGCAGTTCCATTGGTTGCGGTGTAGTCAGTTTCATCCAAGGTCACGCCATTCAACGTCACGATAATGTTAAACGCTATGTAAGCTAGGGTATTCCCGTTGGCATCGGAGCCAGTGAATGTAGTCTGATTGTTTGTGGCTACAAATTTGTACTTCGCTAGTGCCGATTGTACTGATGAAAAACCATCAACATGACCTATGTAACTCATGCTTTACTCCTATGCGATTTCTAAGATACTGGCAAACACTTCTAGGTCTCCAGCAACGGATGCTGTAAGTCCAAGGATGTCTCCTGCTTCTAAATTGATAGGCTTATCCATGAGGAGAGTTGCGTCTGCTGGTACGGGAACAGTCTTACAGATGTGGCGGTAGGTTGTGCCTCCGTCAATTGTGACTTCCACTGTGACATTGGCATCGTTGACTCCATCGATGTTGGAGATGTAGAGCGCATGGATAACTGACTGAGTGTTAGCTGGAGCGGTGTACAGTGTTGTGCGTGATGTGCCTATTGCCACGCCTGCGTTTTTAAATGTATTAGCCATTTGGTTAGCCTCCTAGAGCTATAGCCATTGCTACGGAAGCACCAATGGGATCATATACTGTTGTTAGATTGTTGATTGCTGTATTGACTGCGCCAGATGCGCTGGAGGCAGATGCTGCTGCTTCTTGGGCTTTCGTGGTGGCAATGCCAGCTTGAGTGCTTGCGGTTGAAGCGTGAGCAGGGGCGGCTTGTATTGCGGATGTGTTATTAGCTGCGGTGGTTACAGCAGAAGATATTCCTGCAACAGTTGTAATGTTAGACGAGATACCAGCAAGGGTGTTCATGTTGGATACATTGCTTGATGTACCCAAAGTGTTCATATCCGATACAACGTCTGCTGTGCCAAGGGTGTTCATATCCGATACAACATCAGATGTTCCAAGCGTATTCATATCCGACACAACATCAGATGTGGCAAGCGTGTTCATATCGGCAACAGCGTCAGACGTACCAAGTAGGGTTATCTGGGCTTGTTTTCCTGCAACAGTGTTTACGTTAGAGATTGAACCAGCAACAGTGTTTACGTTAGCTATCGCTGAACTAACTGTTGCGACTGTGCCAGTAGTTGCCCAGTGCTTTGCAGAGTAACTACTTCCTGTAACTACTCCGTTTGTTTTCTCTGCCCAATCTTGGGCTAAGTCTCTGGCAGTCTCTGCGTTTGTTTCTGCTGTCTCTGCATTAGTCTCTGCTGTCTCGGCTGCTGTCTTAGCAGTAACTGCTTGGGACTTAGCTGTCTGGCAATCGGTGACGAAGGTAGCAAAGTTTGCGGAGGAGATGTTTGTCCAGCCAGCGTTAGCGTCTACATAAGTTCCTACTCTGGCTTGGAGGATGCCTGTGCGTACATTGTTTACGACTGGAGCTTCGCGGAACGCAAAGATGTCAGTGCGTAAATCTCCAGAGGAGTTTACGAGTTCATCAACGATGTCTGCAAGGGTTCGAGATCCACGCTCCACTGCTTCAAGGTAGGTATCGAGAACGTGATCGCCTGTCTTGGCTGATTTGAATGTGAGCTGTTCGCCAACAGGACGGGTAATACTCATAGACCTAGCTCCGTTGCAATCTTAATTAGCTTTGCTTTTGTTAGTCGATGACTAGGGTCGTTAGCGATGATGCCATTGACTGTATTCAAGTTAGCCTTGATCTCGGAGAGTTCTTTCATCAGAGTGTTTTGATTGGCTTCGTTGGTTTCTTTAATAGATGCGAGCTTTTTAAAGTGAGCATCAGCAGCATCCTGCATAGACGCATCAATGTAATCTCGTACCGCTGGTTCGATTGTTCTAGCCAGTAGTGATGTCTTATTAATTGTCATGGGTAGCCCTCAATGTTTTGTCTATTTTTACGCTTGAGGGCTATCTGGTCGTCCTTGGTTATTAGCCTCTTTGTTTTTGAGACATGGGGATTAAGTTGCCCTTCTGAACTTCCGACATGACCTGCTCTTCTGTTTGCACGGATGCTCCTCTGGCTTTCTCTAGGAGAGCCATCTGTTGTGATGGAGATGGGCCTTGCTGTCTCTCTTCTTCAGAGATTTTAAATTGTTCTAAGTCAGAGATTCCCATGGAGCGGATAGCTTCTTCTGCTATCTTGGGCATCTTGTATTCCATGTTGAGTCCAGTGTTCGTCATTGTTTGGATCATGTTCATCCAAGTTTCTGGGGAGCGAGTGGGTTCAACTGGGAGTGTTCCGTCTACTACTAGGTAGTCGATGTTGCCTTGGATGTCTTTACTGGTGTAGTCGATGTACCCGTCTTTTACCTTCTGAGAGATGAGGGTGGACTGGTCTGTTGCATCTACTCGTAGGCTTCCGTTGAGTTCAAGGGCATCTTGGAGATTGCCGATCATCATACGGGCCATCGGACGGATGCTTGTTGCAGACATTACTCGTGCGAGGACACCGAGACGCTGGGAGCCAAGCTGGGTTAGACGCTGGATTTCTGTCGCGGAGCGGATTCCATCACTGGTTGGTAGACCCTGTTGTGCATCACTGGCTGCGGAGAGACGTTGTTTCATCTCGGAGATTCCAGCCATATCGTTCCAATGTGAGGAGGTGACATCTGGCACGGAGGCGATATGGATGCCATCGGAGGGCTTGACTCCAGGGAGGGTGCGAACTAATCCCCACGGATTACGATCTATCAGGTCACTAATGTTGACTTGAGTGGGGTCAGCGAAGATTAAATTGTTAAGAGTCGCTTGTACGTTGTCTATCCTGCTGCGGAGTAACCAAGAGCCAATGTCGTGGAGTGGGAGCATAAGATCATAAAGAGACTGGGAGTAAGTTTTGTGCTTGTCGTTGTGGAGTCCTCCAAATACGGCAGGGAATTGCTGTCCGTATGGAGAGAGCTGACAACGGATTACTACGTTCTCATCGAGGATAGTCATGACCATCCAGATTTGATTGAGCTGGGGTAAGCCAACCTCGAATCCATTGAGGCGTACCCACACTTCATCTGTGGTTCTTGCGCCACTGAGTGAGTATCCGTTTTCTCCTTGTACATCATTGGGTCGAACTGTCATGCCTTGGGCAGACTGGTGATGGTCTTGGTGTATCTCCCAGCCAGACTTTGTGCCAATGCTAGAGCTACGAAGAGCTGGGTAGTCGTGTAGCTTCTTGTATTGGTTGGTGGCTAATAGCTGGTTGGTTGATTGGTAGTCAACGAAGATCACGAACTGCATTTTGTCCCAGTCACCCCAATTGACACGAGGGTCGTGGAAGGTGCGTCTTGGGTTGTAGTTAATGATGTCGTTGGTGTTAGTGTTCGGGTTCCAGATTACTTTGGTTGGGGCATAACCATAACGGATACTGTCTAGTAGGTGCTGGGCTATTCCAGCCTCGCCTGCTGTTCTTCGCATGTGCTGGTGCATCAAGCGTTCTAGGATAGCGGAAGATTCGCGTGACTTGCGGTCAAGTCCTTCTAGCATGAACATCGGGTTACGACCAGCCAGTGCTGACATAAGGTAGGTTAGTACAGTGTCGGCTATGGCTCGTGTGTCTGCGATGACTGCTTTCTCGCGGAACTTGGTTGCGTCTGGTGGTACATAGATGTCGTGAGCTTCGTCTGCACGCTTCCATTGGGGATAACGCTGCGAGACTTTATCATGTGCCATTCGACCCATGGCTTGGACGTAGGCGCAAATCTTCTTCTCATCCTCCTCGGAGAGGAGGTCGGAAATATCGTCATACGACATCAGGGAATCTAAGTGCATAGATAGGTCAATGATAACTTCGCTGGAGTCGGCAGTGCCTGTTTTATAGTAGCTCATGTCTGCTGTTAGCCCTGTGAGTTAAATCGTGCATGGCTCGTACTTTGAGCTGATGCTGGTGTAGCGGAAAGTCGATTGTTTGATGCCCTACTTATTTTAGATAGATAGGCATTACGCTGGGAGGGTGACATTGCTGCAATCTCTTCGTCTGTCATGGCATTGGCTTGACCCTGAGAGATCGTCTTAATGCTGCTTGTTAGGTTAGTGCCGCCCCACCCCATAAATCACCCTAGCTGTTATTGTTGCTTTGATGATTTTGGGTGATGGGTAGGCTTGGGTCGTCCTGCCCTATTGCTACTCTCCCCATCCATACCATGAAGCTGAGTCGCTCGATGAAGAGTGTCTATTGCTGTTGGGTGCTCGATCACTTGGTGAGTTTGATATGTCGGAATGTCCGTAAGCATTCTCACTGTTGAGTGATCCATGTCCTGAGAGCATACCGAAGGCTTGGTCTGGGTTGATGGTTGTTCTGGACAGGATGTCCAGACCCATACTCATGGCATCCACTTGGTCATCGTGGGTTCCGCTGGGGAATGAGAGGGTCTCTTCGATGAAGTCATCAAACCATGGCGCACCCTTGGGTAAGTAGACCCTTCCTGATTCTATGAGTGGGGTGATCGCGTGTACGCGAGATACCTTATCGTGAACTACTTTGTGGGCTATTACTGAGATACCTGACTCGCGTCTGAGTTCTTGTATGAGAGATTGTCCACTGGCTTTGTCCTCTATATAGAGGGCGCGTAATCCCCTGCCTCGCCACTTATTGTTTAGGGCGATTGATTGAGCCTTGAGTTCGGGGAAGTCCCACTTACCCTTTATTATGTCGATGATGTAGATGTCACCATTTCTGGTGATGCCCATGGTCATGGCTACTGTGTAGTCAGAGGTCTGGGTCTTCTTGAAGGCTGTGTCGATAGCAATGATGATCTGGGCATAGTCATCGGTTCTCATGCTGTCCTTGTCGTAGAGTCTCCACCACTGCTGCTTGATTAAGTTACCGCCTTCTATCCTTGGGTTCTGTAGGTATAGGGCTGCGAAGTCTCGTGGGTTCATACGCTGTTTGCGCTTGAGTTCATCGATGGGGAACCGAGCAGGCCAGAGGGCGGTTTCGATGATGGGATTATAGGTGCGTAGGTTTTCATCTACCTCTTGGAGCTTAGTCTTGGGTATGTATCTTGAGTCACTGCGAGGCAGCTCGCTGACTGGGCGAGAGGTGGGAGACTCTGCTTGGATGATTGCTGGGAATACAATGTGCAGCCATCGGCCTTCTGCCCAATCTTCTGTTTGCATGATTCGGGAGCCGAGGTCATCTGGATGCCAACGGGTGTAGCAGACTATCTGGATGGGTGAATCTCCATTTGTTTCTGGCTGGAGTCGAGTGGTGAGTGCGGAGGTGTAATAGTCCCATGCTTTCTGGCGTTGGGTGGCTGAGTCGGCTTCCTTTCTGGATTTGATCGGGTCATCTATGGATAGGAGGGTTGCAGGTCTTCCTGATGTGGTGGCTCCCATACCGATGTTGAAGGCAGCTCCTCCTTCTGTGGTTCGGAATACGTCTTGAGCACGAGAGTCTTTGGCTAGGGCAAAGTCAGGGAAGACCATTTCGGTTTCTTCGTGCTGTAGGTATAGGCGTTGCTGGCGACCAAAGTCCGTTGCTAGTTGTGAGTTGTATGAGGCGGTCATGGAGAATCGCGTAGGGTTTCTGGCTAGGTAATAGCTAGGGAATAACTGGGTGGCGTAGCTGGACTTTGAGTGACGCGGTGGCATGTTGATCATGACGTTGTGGAGTGTGTGTGTTTCTAGTGGTCGGGTGTAGGTCTTCTGTAGCTCTGGTGAGTTTCGGTTGTTGTGGTTGTGTTCGATGACTGCCCACTCGTCATTGAAGTCGGAGAGGAGTTGTCCTTTCTCTATGCGATCTAGGGCTTCGATGAGCTTGTGGTGGAACATGGGTACTTTCCACTGTGGGTGGTGAAGACGACAGAATGCACCAAAGGATTCCCCTGCTTCTTGTAGAGTGAGGAGACGTTGAGCTGCTTCTACTTTAGAGACCATGGTTTATTCCTCTGCTTCTTTTGGCTTTGTGTGGGTAATGATTACTGGGCCAGTGGGATCAGGATGAGGCTGGCTGTTGAATGATGGTCGGTAGTCTTCTTCTATTATGTCTTGGGCGGCAGTTGTGTTGG